GCATCCCACTGGGCGTGCATGTCGGCGACCGAAGCGAAGCCGCGCTGCTTGGCGAGGCCAGCGTGGTAGCGGCGCAGGGAAGGGTTCTTCTTGTCGCGGGCCGACACGGGCGACCACATCTGACCCTGCGCGCTCTTGGCTGCGTTGGCGCGGTCGGCGCTGAAGCCGCTCTTTTCGATTTTGCCGTCGGCGGTGCAAATGACCGCCCAAGCGAAGGCGTAAGCGTGGTCGCTGTTGCGGGTTACTGTCTGGCCGTTCGAGAAGGTGGCGGTAAACTTGGTCATCTGGGTCATCCTTGTTTGCTAGTTGGTACAGACACCATACAGCCTGTTTCGCCGCAATCAAGCAAATAATTTCACTTGACGCATCTTTTTTTAACAAATAGACAGAATGAACCGAAACACAGGAGGACGCCGTGCAGGCTCAAGAATTGATCAGACAGTGGGCGGACAAGGACGGTCGCAAGCTGGGCTGGATCGCAGATCAAATTCCTGTCGCCAAATCCAGCATGTCGCGATGGATGCAAAACAACATCGTGCCGGGCGCGGTCTACCGCAATCGCCTAGCAGACATCACCGGCATAGAAAGCCTGCGCGATAAGGAGTGCTGGAAATGAACCGAGCCGACATCCTCGACACGGCCAAAGAGTACGTCACCAAGGACCGCGCAGCCACACACGGCGATGCGGAACGCAACTTCGGCCTGATCGCTGCTTATTGGTCGGCCCACCTCAACAAGAACATCAAGCCGCACGACGTGGCCGTTATGATGACTTTGCTGAAGCTGGCGCGGGCGCGCAGCAACCCCAAGCACACCGACAACTGGATCGACGGTTGTGGGTATCTGGCACTGGGCGGTGAAGCCGCTGCGGAGGAAGTGTGACCATCCACTATCATGGCACACCGCTTACACCGAGATCAGAGCTGCTGAAGATGGCGGGGAAACACTTTTGCGTTTCATTCGCCAATCCAGAAGACGCTGATTGGTGCCTTGCAAGCGGGCAGTCCGTGATGTGGGACAATGGCGCTTTTACGCTGCACACCAAAGGGAAGGCCGTCGATTGGCACAAGTTTTACACTTGGGTCGAACCTCGTTTAGGCCATCCGCACTGGGCTGTTGTGCCAGACGTGATCGACGGAGACATAAATGACAATTTGGCGCTGATCGCTCAATGGCCGCACGACCGCGCAATGTCCGCTGTCGTGTGGCACATGGGGGAGCCGATTGAGCATCTTCTGTCTCTCGTTGACCTTGGCTTCTCTAAGCTGTGTTTTGGATCGTCTGGCGCTTACTGGCAGGTCGGCTCTGAGGCATGGGAACGCCGCTGCGATGAGGCCTTCAACGCATTGGAGACGCGAGGGCTTCGGCCTTGGGTCCACATGCTGCGTGGACTTGCGATGTGCGGAGATCGGTGGCCGTTTGGATCGGCAGACAGCGTAAATGTAGCCCGCAACTACAAAGACACATCGACATGCCCAGAAAGAATGGCGCGTCGGATAGACTCAATCCAATGCCCGCCAAAATGGAAAATGCGGGCGCAACAGATGGGGCTTTTTGAATGATTGGATACCTTGCACTGGCGGCATACGCTGCCACCGTGCCAGCGGCTAACTGGATGATTGGCAACATAGGGGAGTGCGTGCCTGACGGCCCATGCTTGATCCCGGTGGGTTTTGGCCTGATGGCTCCTTCCGGCGTTCTTCTGATTGGCGCTGCCCTTGTGCTGCGTGATGCCGTTCATCGCTTGCTTGGCTGGAAGTGGGCAATTGCTGCTATAATCGTCGGCGCTGGTCTCTCGTTTCAGTTTTCTCCAGCCGTCATTGTCATTGCATCGGTTGCAGCTTTTGTTTTGTCAGAACTCGCAGACTTCGCAGTCTATGCGCCATTGCAGCGCAATCGTCTTGCGTTTGCTGTTATGCTCTCTGGCATTGTGGGCGCGGCAGTTGATAGCGCGGTGTTCTTGTGGCTGGCCTTTGGCTCTTTTGACTTCATCGCGGGGCAGATCGTCGGGAAACTGTGGATGACTGCACTGGCGACGGCTGTTATCGTTCTGGCTCGGAAGGTGCGCGCATGACCCTGATCCTAGGCATCGACCCCGGCAAGAGCGGAGCCTTCGCGCTGCTGAACACAGACGACATGCAGGTCAGCACATATGACATGCCCGGAACGCTCGAAGACAAGCGCGCCTTGATCTCCGAAATAGGCAGGGTCAAATGCTGCTGGCTGGAGCGGCCATTTTTCCCACGCATGATTGGGATCAAGAATGCCGTCACCATCGCCGTCGCCTATGGTGAACTGAAGGCCTGCCTGTTCTTCGCAGGCGTGCCGACGTTTGAGGTCGATCCGTCCGCGTGGAAGAAGACCATGCGGCTATCGACCGACAAGAACGCCAGCCGCGCGCTGGCCAGCCAATACTTCCCCGACGCCTCCGACCAGTGGGCGCGGGTCAAAGACGACGGACGGGCAGAGGCGGCCCTGATCGCACTCTATGGAAAGGGAAAGCAATGACGCCGTTCACCTGTGACGCGGAAGACCTGTATTTTCGATACGACGAAGAGCATCAAAACTGCTTGGACTTCGTGCAAGTGTTTTACGAACACAACTGGCTGCAATCGCTTTACTGGCCAAGCAAAGAAAAGGCACCGTGGCATCTGCAAATGAAAGTCAACGGTCGCCTGATTAACTTCTGGCCGCACAAGATGAAGGCCCATGTCGCGGATGAAAGTAAAACCGCTTATGACATTGGACAGATTGTTGCCACAGTTTGCCGCGTTGAAAACGAAACCCTCGAAGATTTTGATTTGGTGGAGAAAAAGCAATGATCCTAAACATGACCAACGAGGCGTACCACGCACGCCCAGAGATCAGCAGCAGCGATGTCAAAGCCGTCGCGGGCAAGTCGCTGGCCCATTGGAAAGGCAAGGTCTGGAAGGACAGCAGCGCCTTCGCCCTCGGCAGCGCCGTCCACGCCCTCGTGCTGGAGCCGGAAAAAAAACTCGTCATGCGAGGCCCCGAAGATCGCCGGGGCAACAAGTGGAAAGAGGCCCAGCTTATCGCCGACATCGACGGCAAAATCCTCCTGACCGAAGGCGACTACGATCTGGCAGAAAAGATCGCGGCTCCCGTCATCAACCACGAAGTCGTCAAGGCATGGGTCGCCGATCCCAGCTTCGTGGCCGAGGCCAGCTTCTTCGCCACCGATCCCCAAACAGGCGTCAAGATTAAGTGCCGCCCCGACGGATACCTGCCCGACGCTGGCATCGTCTTCGACATCAAGACGACCCGTGACGCCAGCCCAGAAGGTTTCCCGCGTGAAATCCGCAACTATGGCTATGACCTGCAAGCAGCGTTCTACCTGCGCTGCCTGCGTGAGGCAGGGTATGCAGCCCACACCTTCATCTTCGTGGCCGTCGAGAAGGAAGCACCCTACGCTGTCGGCCTGCACGCGCTCACGGACGGCTATCTCGCCGTCGCAGATGCCCGCGTCACCGCCACCCTCGAAAAAATATCACGGGCCGAGGCCTCAAACCTCTTTCCGACAGGTTGGCCTTTGATTAACCATGTGGACCTGCCACGCTGGCAGACCGCAGAGCCTGAAGACGACGTGTTCGATGAAACCGTTGAATTCTGATTACCACAGCCAGAGAGGAGAAAACCAATGGCAGATAATGATGACTTCCTAAAGGTATTGGCGAAAAACGTCACCCTTCAGTACCCCAAGCTGAACCAGACATATCGCTTCAACACCCAGAAGCAGGCCAGCGAACCCTGCGCGCCAAGCGCATCTAACGCAGCATGGTCGGTGGCATTCGAGATGCCCCGCGATCAGGCCAAGCCGCTGTTCGACGAGATGAAAGCGCATTACGACGCATCCCGCGCCCGCAACCCCAAGCTGCCCCAGTTCACCAAGGTCTTCGGCATGAAGAAGCTGAAGGACGAACACGGCACCGAGACGGGCATCATCCAGTTCACCGCCAAGCGCAACGGCATGAAGAAGGACGGCACCGCGAACAAAGCGCCGACCGTGATCGACGGGCAGAAAGCCCCGCTGGCCGACCTGAACATCTGGGGCGGCTCCAAAGGCACCGTGCGCGCATGGGCCGTCGCTGTGGTCGATCCTGATGGCCTCGGCGGCATCAGCCTTCTCCTCGACGCCGTGCAGGTCACAGAGGCCCGCTATGGCGACGGCGGGATGGATGACTTTGACACCGTCCAGCCCAAGGATGACCCCTTCGAGAAGAAGGCACTCGGCGAGGAAAAGCGGCAGAGCATCGCCCGCGAGTTGGACGACGAAATCCCGTTCTAATAAAGAAGAAACCCGGCAGGAGAGCCACCTGCCGGGTTTCAAAGAGGCGGAACCGAGAGGAGATCGTTCCAATGCAAAGAATACAGGCGATCAACGCCTATTACAAGGACATCGCATATGTCTGATGTCCGCTTCATGACCGCACCCGGTTCATTCTTCACGCTCATCGACAATCCCGGCGAATACTATCCCGGCATAAGCTGGAACGAGATCGTCAAGCTGGTCAAAGACCCGCAGGCCAAGGAAAAGATCAAGGCCGACTTCTTTATCCCATCGACCTACCGGGCGCACGACGCACGCTCCCACG